GGCCATCGCAACGGTTATTCTACCTGTAGTTTTCTTTTTACCCTTTAATACACCGTACTCTCCCGGGAATACCCCCTTAAGTTCATCTACCATCTGTTCAAAAGTGTCAGATTGACTTAGTAATATTAGGGTATTAACGGGTTTTATTGAATTATGTTTAAAAGCAGCATGTATACCATATACTATCAGGGTCTTGCCCGCATTCGTGGCTAAATCTAATATTCCAACGGGTATATTCAAACCGGCTAATTGGTTATTCAATAGAAGATCTATTGCCTCTCTCTGCATCGGTCTCAGTTCCATCCCCGCTAAATGAGTTGGTATCTTAAAGTCATATGAACTAGGTCTATCATCTATTATAGTTAAGTCCTGGGCTTCTACACCCGATTTCATTACTTCTGATAATACTCTTGGTAACATCCCAATTTTAAATATACCATACTCATTCATGAAGTGTATCTTCATATCCCAGCCCTTTGGCATGTATTGGCGTAAAAAGAAGGCGTTTGGGTGCTTTATAGCAAGTCCTTCATATACTTTCTTTAATACTAATGGATGGCCTTCAATTTTACATTTAAAATTGTTAACCACTATTTTTATCATCTTTTTCATATTATACTAAATATTGATGTTATTAATAATGTTAGTAACGTTAGTATAAGTGGGTATATTATACCTTTCATTCCATCCTCTCGAGATTTAACACCCTCCCCATATACTTCTTTTCTAGCTCTCATTTCCATCTTAAAAACCTCTAACTCTCTTTCTGTCATAATTTCTAATTATATTGATTTTTACTTTTACCCATAATAGAATCCCAGTCAACTGGCTTATCTACTACTTTCTGGGCTTTTAACCTCCTACCAGATTTAGCCATGTATTGTATGACCCTCATCTTAGCGTTATCTGTAGTTAATTGGAATGGTGCCGGAATGAACATATTTCCGGTTGTGTTAAATTGGCTATCTATAAAATCTTTGTAGCTTATTTTCATTTTATTGCACATTGCTGATGCAATCACAAAATTAAATTGATTCTCTAGGTTATCCGTCTCATCGTAATAACCCACCATACTAATTATCTTAGACTTATAATATTTCTTAAGGCTCTCAGTGAAACCTTTATAATTATCATACTTGATCTTCTGCTTAACCTCAAACCTATATTCTATTAAGTCATATACCGCTATCGATGCTAATTTACCGGGGTAATATAATTTCTTCTTCCTGTCACTCAATTCCAGTGAGATATTTATATACTCCTGATAGCCTTCTTTTAAACTCATTTCATGATTGATACTAAACTCTTCAGCCAATTGTGATGCCTGTACCCAGAGATCTTCAGACTTCTTAAAGTTTAACGTGGAGGCCCTTTTTTGTTGCTTCTTTATAATTAATTTATATAACTTAAAAAATAACTTCGGTTTCTCCTTCTGTGACGTCTCTTTTAGTGATATCTTCTTTTTCACTTCCTTCATAATCTTATTATTAGATACCATTATGTTCCGGTGTATCTGATAAGCCTTACTCTTTTCGAAGAGGGATTCTATTATAAATTCTCTATCGACTTTGTTTGATGGTACTCCGTTCTCAATTAGTGCTTCTGCTAGGATATCACTAAGATCACTCTTCTTTATTTTCAGTGTTGGATCTCTTCTCATAATGTCTTCAGTGTCATTAATATTTTATTTTTTGTTAAATACTCACTTCTCATTGCTAACGCTTTACTCTTTACCCTCCCCAGGTCATTAACGTCTAAATTTATAGGGAAGTGTACCACCTTTACTCTTTTAAAATCAACCAATCTAAGTGCCAATTCATAAGATTTGTCTAGAGCATCCTGGTCTAACATTACTACGTATGTATCAACATTATCCGCCCTTATTAATATACTTATTTGGTTGTCACTTAAATGTTTTCCCGCCGAACTTACTGCATTATCTCCCAGTGTTTCAGCATTCAATGCACCTTCTACTATGTATACCCTAGAATACTTCTCCAGAGCTCCCTGGTTATATAATAATAATGTTTTACCTAATTTAACCTCATCCCCAGAAACATTCAAATACTTAGGTTCTCTACCCATATAGCTTCTAGCATTAAAATAAACTAGCATATTATTTAAGTAGTAGGGTATTATTATATAGCCATCATATTTACCCTCAGTACAGTACCCAAACCCTTTCATTGAGAGTTCCTTATAGTCGAACCCCCTTTCAGTTGCCCAGTTCCTTGCTAGAACTCCTTTCCGAGTTTTACCCAGCATCAATAGAGTGAATGATTCGGGTAGTTCAATGTTAGCTATCTCATTCTTAGTCTCAATTTCAGACTCATCTATGTTAGCCCTATCAAAGTCTCCATCATCAAGGAATTGCATCACTTTGTTGTAAGAGTCTAAATGATGTAATTTAGCTATAAGGTTAGTTAGTTGAGGATTATACCCACATGAAAAGCAGTTAGTTCGATTCTGGTATGGGTTGACTCCAAACTTCAATTCTCGCCCACATGCAGGACAATCCCCTTTTACCCAACCATTACGATATTTTACACACCCCAATGTTATCAGGCTATAATTATATAGTTTCTTTACTAAACCTTTCTTTAAACCCATATTAATCTTCGTCTAGATCTGAACCAACGTTCTTCATGGGTGTTAATTTCTTCCCCCCCTGTTCAATGTATTCAGAATAAAATGTTTCATCGTATGCTTTACGTTGTTCTCTATTTAATTCCACTGTTCTCTGAGTGCTGAAATCGATTGACATTATACATCTCCCAGAAGGTTTACCATCCCTTTGTACTACCAATTCCATTCTAAGTATACCTTGCTCCTTCTCATCATCGTTTGTGTTTAGTCCCCATATTGCATTAACATGTCTCCCAATCTCAGATGATTTAGCAACATCAGTTTCTAACCATTTTGAACTCTCTCGGGGTAATGCATCTCTCTTTACGTGGTGTGCACACCATATAGCATCAAAATCATTCTTTACAGCTAAATTTGCTATATCTAAATATACATTACCCAAGTTTGAAGTGTCCGAATCGCTTTGTCCCTTAGTGGGTGACATCAGTCCGGGGTAGTCAACTAGGGCAACATCAAATTGTATTCCATACTCTCTATAGATATAGTCTATCTCTTCCTGAAAGTTAAGTGTTGAGGAATAAGCGGGAAATCTTTTGATATATACTTCACCCCCTATTGTTTTAAACCTCCTCAATGTAGAATGTATTTTCTTATCCTCTTCTCCTGATAATAATGTTCTTTTGTCAATGTTATTAATTGACTGTTCATACCTCATAGCCAATGAGTCTTCCCCATTCTCTAAGTCAAACATAATAACCTTCTTTTTATGTTTCATGTAACCAATTCCCAAATTAACCAGCATACCCGACTTAAAGTGTTTCGGTTTGTCAAGTACTACTATTACGTTATTTCTTGGGTAGCCCCCAGCATTGGTGGTTTCATTTATTTGTCTAAAAGGTGTTCTTATTATAGATTCATTTATCTGTCTATCTAGTTGTCGTTTCTTAAGGTTCTTAATTAAGAATGTACCTCCTCTAGATAATATATCTACTTTACTCTCTACTGCCTTTTGAGCCTTCCTTACAAATCTTTCGAAATTATCTGGGTCCTGGATATCTGTGTTCTCAATGACATCTATTAATTCAACATACTGTGCAAATTTCTCTGCCCTGTCCATTAATATTTCCGGATCCGATAATTCTTTAGATTTATAGATTTTATCTACTTTTTCATCTATTAGGTCTATATCATCAGTACTAAGAATATTCTTGAACTCTATAGTTTTAGATAGTTTATCAATGTGATCCTTTAGCAGGGGTTTACTGGGGATTGTCCCCTCTTTATTGTAGAAGGTTTCAATTGCTCTGAAAATAAAGCCATCTTCTATTAGTGAGAAATAACTATCATTCAATAGTTTAAGCATCACCAGACCTTTCTTTTTGTCCTTTATAACAAACTTGATGAATTCCATCTGTAAGTCCGTTGTAAAGTTAAGTTTTAAATCCATACGTGTTTATTTATTTATTTAATAATGCAATAATATATAATAGTTTTCTATTATGCAACTCCCCCATACTAGGTTAAAAACTAGGGGGTTATATAAAAAAAGATTGGTTATAGTTGCATAACTAGTTTTTTTATATTATTATTGCATTATTAAATAAATAAATAAATATAATGAGTAACCATACAACAAAGCCATCAAATGGCTCAAATTACCAAGGTGAAATACATAGGTTGGATGAAATACGACCCAATTTCGATATAAGTTTGTTTAATGACCTATATCAAAGAACCGCATCACTAAGAAAGACATTAAGTTATCAGGTAGATGCTAACAAGTTTGGGTTAGACCAACAGTTTATAGAAGATTGGTTTTCAGATAAATTCTTATATGTATTTAATAAATACTTCAACAAAGGTGAGAGTGAAGATGCTATCCTAGCTAAATGTATCAATTCTATGAAGATGTATAAGAATAAGATATTGAATCAGGTTTATAGAGCTGGGGAAGAACAATTGTACTCGCATATAAACCTAGAAGATGTTTCATTGTCTGAGGTAGATTTGACTACCGCCATAGACAATGAGGTTGCAGAAAATAGGGAGTTAATAATAAAGCTATCCAAAGCTTTCCTTGAAGATAGAATTTCCAGAGAGGCATATACTTATTTCAAATTAGTAGTAGACCCTCCAGCAATCCTAAAAGAATATGACTACAGCATTGGTTTGACTAAGAGAACGACAAAAATACCCCTAGACCTTTTATCCAGTTTATTAGATATAGGTACTAAGGGTATCGAGAAAAGTGTTAAACTACTTAGAAGAGAGATTAAAAATGAACTTAATCAATTTAGTCTGTTGGATATTCAGTACTAGCCTTTGTATATTAATAGGTTAAAAGCATCCCCATCAATATCAGCGGTTCCATTAGTATTAGATATTAGTACTCTAACATAATTGTTTACAGATGTTATACGTTGTACGCAAGCTATTTTAGGTGTATTCGTCTCTAGAGATGATGCAGTTGCTATCATAACGTAAGGACCTGAGTATGTTGGCAGAGTTATCTTATACACCCCATCATTCTCTACTTCGATATCCGCAGTTACTACCTGATGCCAACCTTTAGTTGTTACCACCTGCCCTTGTCCATTAACATATATAGCAACGTATGGAGCATTCATACCTTGGAAGAAAGGTGCTTTAGCCCATTCGGTAAGTTCTACGTGTTTACTGGTTAAGCCCTCAACGGCATTGATATATGTAGCTTGAATGTTTGCCGAAGTAATTATATCAGCAGTAGCGGTTATAGCTTTTACATAGATATTCCTTGCAGAATCCATAAATCTATAACCCAGCATGTATAAATCTTTATGGAAGTTTAATTTACCCAAAAATTCTGATACCGTTGATGATGTAGCTTTAACAAGTTTAAGTACTACATTCTTACCCAACCAAGTTTCACCCCCCGGTACTGTTGCTGGATCAATTTCACCATTATCATAATTCTCTACAATGTATTTCTTTACATTCTTAGATACTTGTCCTATAACGGCATTCAGATTGAATATGATGTTACGTAGTCTACTAGTACCTATATCCAAGTTCTCTGTTAAGTTCCCCTCATGACCCACCACTGATTTAACTAGATCATATCCTTCAATATGCCAAATGTTCTTATTAGTGTCCCATTCATTACATATGGATTTTAATACCAATATACCAGGTGATGATATGTATACTGGTCTTTTTGGCAACATCACTTCAGGTACATTCTCTTCTCCAGAGCCATGTATGTAGATACCCCCGGTTGGGTATGATCCCGCACTCATAATACTTGTGTCCCCTACTGTAACACCTCCCCCGCCTGTGAACCTTAAAGTTAAATCAATACCTGGTAATAAGCCACTTGACATATCTTCAAAGACAATCTTTTTTAACTCTTTAGCTACTCCTCCGGAACCATCGCTAGTCTTAACAGTTACAACATTGTTACGAGCATCTCTAGGTATTGTTAATACCCCATTCGAATCAATCTCTAAGTCTGCCGTGGATTGAGATTTGTAGCCATTAAGGTTGTCAAAATAATTATCAGGCTCACCTATAAGACCCTTTGACTGTTTAGGATCCCTACCTATGATAGCCGATTGGGTGTCCCCCAACATACGTTCTACTGTTGGTAGTAATTCTAAATCACTCATTGAAAGACTAGGAGTAGTTTTTACTACTATATATGCAACTACTATTTGATTTATACCATTTACACTAGGCAATGCTCCAGTAGAAGGCCCCTGTACAATAATAATATTTGGTAAGTTATCTCCCGGTGTAAATACATATTGAGATTCAACTACTACCGCATCAACCCTAGCTATAGCATTTGTATGAGATTGAACTAATACCCTTAGCTCTGAGTAATCGTTCTCTAATGTGATAGTAGATCCTTGTTTAGTTACAACTATATTACTACCCCCCGACTCCTGAACACCATTAGCATCTATGTATTTATGTGATTCGGGGTCTGCTTGTACTTTTAAGTATATTGAGCCTCCAGGACCAACGCCATCAGCCACTATTCTATTAAACCCTTGATATCTACCTGGTGGTAGTATTCCTTGATGTATGTCTACTTTGTCATATGACGAAATAGGCTCCTTGTATGTATAAAAGTTTTTGTTCATCTTAGTTTATGTTTATACTGAATAAATAATTGAATATCATTTCTATATCTGCGTCTGTTGACATATCGGATTCAAGTCTCATGTTAACAGCCCCCGTGTGTTCCAGTGTGAAATATACTTTTTTATGTACCTGGTAGAGTGATTTATTCTCTTCTATAGGGATAAATATATAAATCTCAATTAGTGGGGATCCTCCAGCATCTTCTATGTATAAATACCCCTTGAAATCCTCCGAGATTGTTAGGTTAGTAATTGCTAAATCTATTTCTAACATATACTTAGCACCTAGCTTCTCTAACCCAGGCCATAAATTAGGTGAAGAGATTAATGTATTACCCTCATCCCTACGGATATCCGTCTTAGGTAATATTTCATCTGTTAATAATAATTCCCCACTTCCAGGGATAGTTACATATATGGAGTCACTCTTCTGGCAAGCTATATAATGTTCTAGATGTGTTTCTAGGGCTATAAAATGAGTGTCCCCTATTCTACTCATTGACAATAATACAGTAGACTCATGGCCCTGTATATCAATATCGGTGAGTCCCATTTTACCCATCATATTGGCATCCAGATCATCCGGCTTTATCAAACATACATACCCGGAATGATTTACCATTTTCATCATTATATGGTAATCACCCTCAAAATATGTGTCTAATGAGTTAAACGGGGGTAGTGTCAATTCTACATCATCAATATTACCCGCTAGAGATATTACTCTGTGATCCTTTGCATTTATTGCTGATAGATTTCTATCGCCATTGATAGCTAATGTTTTAAAGCTTTCATTATACCCGCCTAGGTACCTATCAACTACCCTTTGTAGTTGGCTTAATTTGTTATTTAATATTCCCATTTTCTTATCTTTTATTCTGGTAAGTGTTGAATTAGTTCTCCATCAATATCATATACATCTTCGGGACCTCCATCCTCAGTTGTTTGTAATGTTTCTAAAGGTGTGCCAGTCAATATAATTACTGTAGTTAGTTCTGTACGTATATATATGGGTAATATCAAGGGTAGTATATTTGATACTTCGGATATTACCAAAGGTTCTGGTTCTGCATTGGGGATAGCCTGTAATATTAGGGTACCACTAAGGCAATAATCACAGCCCGAATCATGTATGATATCTAAATCATTCAGCTCAGAGTCATGGTCTATACCATCTAAATCATGTGCTACATAATTACTCTGATAGCTGATATCAAAACTTGAGTAATACCCTAGTGGTATAAACATAGCATCTAGGCCAGCTTGAGTACCTTTTAATTTAAAAAACCTTTGGATATTATCTAATAGTATTCTAAACCCCTCCTCAGTGGTAGTAAAGTTGGGGAATGAACCTAAGTCTGATGCTAAGAAAGGTATCATCCTAGTATCAGTTCTATTAGAACCCAACTCAAGATCTCTAGGTACGTGTTGATCCATGAGGGCGTAATCCAGGTAGGGTATTACATTAAGATCTAGCTCTTTCAATAATACACTTATGAATCTAATGAATAAACCATCACCATCTTCATTTTTGTAACTATCATACCTAAATATGAATGATGGGAGGGTCCCCATCACATACTTTAAAATCTGGTCCATCTTAATGTGTTATAATGTTTAATTGGATATTCTCTTCTAAGATTACTGGTATAGAATAATCTACTATATCAATATCATCATTGTAGGGGTATGTTTGGAAGTCCCATGTATCACCATCATTCAATGCTATGAATGTGGGTTCGATGTATATTAATATTGTGGATCCCGACCCCTGAACTATTGTGTCCACATCTACTGCTACTGTTTCACGGTAGATCCCATTCTCATATACTTTAAATTCTTGGGTAGAAGTATCTACAGCGGTTATAGACCAGGGTGTAGATACAGAGCCATTGATAACCTTTACCCAACCCTCGAATGTTTGATCAGTATCTCTAGGTCTTAAGAACGGTTGTACTGTCATATACGTTAATTTTAAATAATCCACCATTGGCTGGTTATCAATTAAAGCTATTACATCTGAAAGGTGTACACTATCATTAATTGCAGACTGTATCTGATTGTACTTTGTAACCAGTGCTGATACAATTTGATCATAGATATCTTGTTGGTTCATTAGATATCTCCCATCTACATCAGCAGAGATAACTAATTGAGTCTCCCCCGCAGCTTTTATTGTACTTGTCGTACCTATTACTGCTCTTATGTCTACGTATAATTTAGTTGAATCTATTAATGTTATATCTGCAACGCCACCACCTCTAGGGGCAATATATATCTTAGCACCCTCTTCACACGTATATTCACCATCTGCCTTAAGGACTCCAGGGGCCATCGTTGCTATGTCAATGAAATCCTGTTGAGTAACTGCTCTATCTCCCGTCCTAACATGTAATGGTATATTACGTCTTAGGTCATCTATATTTTCGATATCCAAGCCCCTTAATGATTTATTTGGATTAGTGGCTTCTAAACTCCCCCCTCCAGGAATTATTATTCCGGAAACATCTAAATCGGTTAATGAATTAGCTTCTACTGAACCAGCTGAACCAAGGGTGTTCTTGAATGTAGCTTTTACATTTAGTCCCGAAGCTGGTTTGATTGCATAATAATCATCACCCAATATAATAGAAGGCTTATTATTAATAATACCTATTACAAAACTCTTCTGTACAGCTTCAGTTGGGAGCTCTCTAAATTGTTCTACCAATATGTATGAATCACCCGCTACCATTAATGTACAAGATCCATCAACGTAGTTACTTGGAAGAGGTAATTGTTGAAAATTAGATCCATCAGTCTCCCCCACTGATACATTAGACTGTACCTCATATTGTTTAACTGGTACAGTGACAGTTGGATAACCTTGATTAATACTAACAGTTTCCGAGGTTATATAAACTATACCCGATGTAGAGGTTACCCTAGTACCCAAGTTTATTATTATGTTAGATGGTGCAGGTGCTATGTCATCATCACTGTTTAAATATGAGATTTGAATAACTGAAGAAGCGGGGATAGATGCTCTAACTCTATACCCGAATTCGTAAGCTTTTCTATACATTGATTTCTCCAACCTTGCAGTTGATACAAATGTCTCTCTAGCTGTGTGGTCTATGTAGTAATTCAATTTCTCTACTAACCCCGCTAACATATCTATGATCACCATAAATACGTTAGAAGAACTTGTATCAGTTACTTCTGGTAATACACTGCTCAATCTGTTGAGCAGTGATTGTTTTATGTCGGTGAAGTTACGATTAACTAAACTTACCCATTGAATATTGTTTGCCATATTATAGATCTGTTATTAGTGTATGTTCTGATTCGTTGATTATTAATTGGTATTTAACATATATGGAGATGGTCTCCTCAGATTTTCTGTATACCTCCACTGAGATAACTTTAATACGTTTCTCAAAGTTTGTTAGGGACTCCTCTATCGTATATCTAAGTGAGTTAAACATACCCCTGTTTAATTGTTCCTCTAATGACATACTTACTTTAGAGCCAAAGAGTATTAAGTATTCTCTGTTTAAGATCGGCCACTGTATGATTGTAGCTATACTAGATTGTATTAGTTCAATACCCGTTACTAAAACAGGTTTACCGCCTTCTAGTACTATGGGAAAAGTCAAACCCTTTCCAATAGATTCATTTATCAAATTATCCATAATTATACTTAATTATACTTGTGAGGTTGTTACTGCAGCAGTTCCCGATTGGGCAGCAGCAGTTCCTGTGGTTGATACTATATGTACATGTGAATTATACGCCGCCACTAAAGGTTCTAGATACTTAGCAATAGCATCTGCCATTCCTTCCGCGTTCATTTGTACGGGGTCTATACTATTATCTATTTCTCCTCCTGGTGCCACTGCAGATGTTATATCTGAGGCCAACTGTTTGATGTCCAGTTCTAATGTTGATTTGTTTAGTGCCATTATTCTATAATTTTATTTAACTTGGTTAATGATAAATCTAATGCTGTCTTAGTTGCCTGGTTCATAGTTCCCACCCCATTGGGTACATCTACTAATAAATCCTGTAGATTCCCAATAATATCGGATAGAGCTTGATACATGTTCTGGTTACCATTCTCTATTTTAAGCTTTACCGACTCTCTTAATTTTAAAGATGCAGAGTCTTCAGTAATTGTCAGTTTACTTCCAAAGGTTTCTAACTCAGATTTCTCCTTATCTAATGTTATTTTACTATCCCAATGTGTAATACTTACTACATCATTGTCGATGAGTATTTCAGGTCCAGGTTTCTCTACTTCATCATTCTCATCTAGTACATCTACTATTTTGAGCTTTAAAGTATTCTCTGAGTCATCAATGTATAAGATAGAACCCCCCGGAGTTTTAAACCCGTAGATTGAGGGATTCAAATACTCTTTAGGTTTCTCACTTTCTGAGTGACCCATGAAACTCCATATTGGGAAATTCCTATTGCCATTTCTAAACGTCACCCAAACCATTTCACCAGGTTGGGGGGTCATCATGATACCATAATTATTACCCGACATAACTCCCTGTGGTTGTGCAAAGATTGTTGACGGTACTATATCCCCCCAGACACTTGGTACTTTCAATATCAATTTGTTTGGGTTAGTACCGTGGTGTCTGATTACAACTCCTGGATATTTACTATAGTATAATCCGAAATTCTCTAAACCTCTTTTGATTCTATCTATTAGTGGCCCCATTATTCTTCTATCTTTTTCTCGTTAACTTTCTTAATCTTCATATCAGCTTTAGAGACAGTGTATACCGTCTTATCTTTATATAGGGAATTATTGCCCAGCCCTCCCATAAAGCTGTTCTCATTGGTGGAAGCTTGAGGACCATACTTCTTCTCAGTAGTTTTCTTAGCAAATTTATAGAATTTACCCCTGCCCGTATTCTCTTGGTAATACGGTTTAGATTGTTCATCCTTACTATAATACTGGCCATCAATAGAACCCGGCTCTATTTGTAATCGATGTTCAAAATCGGATTGTAATTGTAGACCCTGTCTGATATCTACTAGAGGGGCATCCCTAAGGTTAGTAGCCTTAATAAATCCCACCGTGGTACCAAATAACTCATCCCTTTGGATCTCATCTATGGCCACGGATTTAGTAGTACTGATTCCATATCTTGCATATGATTTTACTGAAGGTAATTGGATAAGGCTTAATTGAGTGACGTAACCCGACGTAACGCTTATCTTCTGTTTTACTTCTTTAATATACCATCTACCCTCCCATTGATCAGGTATATTGGTTACTAATATATTCTGGCCGGCTCTCAATAATGGGTTACCCACTACTTTCATTGACATAGTGAACCTATCCTCTTCAATCTCTTCAGCTCTAGATCTAGCAATATTATCAACTATGGCCTTAACGTAAGGGGAATTAACCATAGTTATGTATGGTATAATAACTCTATATGTCTGGGTGTCTTCATCCCATGTAAAAGATTTTCCATTCTTACCCCTTACACCCGTTAGATCCTTACCAAGTAGGTCAGAAATTTCCCCCACTTCCCATTGGTTAACATGCATAATAAAGTTCGGAACATGATGTATATCAGATACTGAACCTGAGTTGTAGATATCATGTGCTCTAGATATCCATTCAAATATGGCCCCGGATATATCGCTTAATGAATAAGGTCCTTTAGATGATGATGAGTTAGTGGACATCCCCTTTACGGTTGTTTTAGAGTCAGGGTCTGCTGAGTTAAATATGTTAACCTTCATATCAGCTACTATATTAGCCTCACTCATTTCTATATCTAAGATACCATCATCACTTTCAAATTCATAACCAAATGCAAGAGGTCCCCCGTGGGATCTGTTGTGGATAGTCACTCTATTACCATCTATACTTACATGTAATTTACCACCCTCAAACTTCTCCACACTTTCTTTAAGCATTTGAATATAGTCAGAGGTGTACCCGCTCATAGATTCATCTACTACAAATAGGAAATCTTTCATTAACGCAACATTACGATATAGGTCAGTTTTATCTCTATCTCTGATTTCATTCTTTAGGATCTTCTCCATCTGCTCGATCATACTGTACTTAGCCTTATATCCCTGTAGAGCTTTTGAGAATGGTGCAAAGTCTTCATTAGCAAAACCATCATCTGTTTTATAATCTACTCCAGATTGCTTATCAAACCAAGTAATGTTAGCATCCAACATGGGTTTGATTTCATGTTTGTATCTATATTCTTCTTTAATAGCTTTCTGTTCATCTGGTGAGAAAACATCTAATGTAGATATATATGCTTTCTCCTCTTTAGACCTCTTCTCCGGATCCTTATTTAATATATCTAATAGGGAAGTATTTAGATGTTGTATTTGTACTATAGCTAATTTATCAGTATGAGGATTACCCTTGGAGGTCTTATTATTACTCTGAAGGCCCTGTTTGAATTTTAAATCTGCAAGCTTATTAAACATCTTAACCTCATATTCAGCTAATAGGTTTACTGCCCCATAAGATGTTATCTTACCATCTTTGTCTTTCTTCCTCTTAGCATCTTCCTCTTCAGCTTTACGTTTCTGTTCAGGTGTGTAATACCAATCTAATAGATGTTTGTGCATCTCTTCTTTAGTCGGTGGTTTGTCGGATCTACGTATGAATGTAGTCAATACCGAGATAGCAGTTTCCCCCGAGGTTCCTAGACCTGCAGAAAAGCCATCTTTCATATAATCCTTAGTAGCGTTAGGTTGTCCCAATTTCTCAGCTATATGTGCTACATCATTACCGTCCACTCTTATAGCCACTTGGAAACCATGTTCTGATAGGTCCGCTATTAAATCTATTGGTGCTCCCACTTGTTTAAGTTGATTACGGGATTTCATGTAATAACCCCTATCAACAGCAGATATCTTTACGACGTAACCAGATGATGACATGGTTATCTTTCTATCCATGATAGTCATAACTATGCTTTGTTGTGTTTCCGCTACATAACCATACTTAAATAATATTTCCATCCCCACAGAGATAGCTGGTATGTCAAAGTAGTTCTTATCATTTGTAGATATACTTATACTAACATCATTATGGTCCTCATCCCTGTGTGTGAAGGTAAAATCCTGTACAGCTGCTATGTATTCAACATTAGCTTTACCTCCATTCTTTTCATTACCGATAAAGACCCCCGTAACTGGTTCCCCAGTTTGAGCCTCTATCGTAACAAATGGGGCTGATGCTCCGTATTTATTTTGTTGATTGTTCATTTAAGTATGTTTTTAAATTCTTCAGTGTTGGTATGATAAATTGAGAACCTACCAAAGTATCTTCTTTTATTGAGAAAGGGTCAATTATATTATTGATTGATAACACAGCCCACCAGAATTCTTCATCTCCGTACTCTACAATACATTTACTATGTATTGAGAAACCCTGTTCTATTGTAATAAGTTTATCACCAGGTTTAACCTCATACTTAGTATCATTGAATTGATATAATCTGAAAGTGTCTTCGCCAACTTTGTAGTCAATTGTATTACCACTATTCGATGCGTATATATTATTATCCATATCTAACTTAGTTATCTAGTTTTCTGAAATCTAATCCGCTGTATGATAGTATATCAGTCTCATACTCTCCTGGATCTTTTAATCTTTGTATGTCAGCTCTAGTTAAATTGCTCTGAGATACTCTTTTTAATGTTAATGTCTGGTGTGCTTGACTTGGTAATAATGCAGTATTTATTAGTACCCCACCATCACCTACATCACCATTCTTGGGTTTCTGTCTGTGTGCTCTTTCGAAATTAGTTAAAGAGTATGGTGCCGCTGCAATTACCCATTTCACGCCTTGAAATAATACATCCTCTTGTCCCCATATAACTCTGATCATGTGGGGTTTGTTTGTATATCCGTCGTTCTTAGCCCATGACTCTAGTAATCTACACGCTTTTATTGCAAAACGTTTGGATTCATCCGTTACAGATAACCAATCAATATTAAACTCTATAGTATCTTCCGCTCCGGTGTAGTGATAGAATCCTGTATTCCTACCAGGGGATAGAAGTGGTATAACCTTTAAGTCTGGTGTTACTTCTATTTCCCTAGGTACAAATGGTAAATCTATATGTGAATCAAGTCCCCCCGGTTCGGGGTTTATTATTTCTAATCTTATTTTATTGTCCCATTGCAGACCTTTATTATTTTCAGAATAAATACCATTATCAATATTGTCCCCTGATAGGCCCGCTTCATGTATCTCCTCGGCTAATTTAGTTCTACCCGTTGACCATCTTAAACCTTCAACATAATAAGTACCCATTGGGTTATCTCCATCTCTACCCAGTATCAAACCCCTCTTGTCATCAAAATTCTCTATAGAGTTACCTTCTCTGTCTGGGTTATCAACGAACCTCTTAAACCTCATTCTTTTGAATGCCTCGATACCCTCTTTAGAATACCTCTTAACGTAACCCTCTGACCCAGAGTCTTTATCAGCGAATTCCCTTGTTGGGTATTTCATTATTTTATTCTGAGGTACTTCTATGTTGTCTAAGTTCCCAGAAGCGATACGAGAGCCCAATATGAGCCCTCTAAGTATCTTTCCTTTAGTATCTAATTGAGCCTGTCGATGTTCCCACAAACCCACATCTTTTTTAGTCAGTTTAGCCATCTTAATTTATTTTATAGTATGCGTCCTTGATATTCTGTTCTTTTATCATTTTATTTAGCTTCTCTTCACCATCCTGTATCAGATGTATATTGATTGGCCTAGGTGCTGGAGCATTGGTTGGGTCCATAGTCCAACTATTACCATACCTTTTTGAGTTACTCTCTACTCGTCTTTCCATAGCAGCTCTATCCAGACTGTATAATTGAATCATCTTCTCATCCACTAGCTTCTTACGGATCTCTTCCATACTCCTTTTCTGTTCTGCCGTATTCTCCGCTGTCTCCTTAGTGTTCCCCGCTATGGCCTGGTATACATCATATGCTAACCATGAGAACATAGCTATCTGACCTATTACTGGAACGAATCCAAGGGCAGTTCTACCTAAAGCCTTCAATCCAAGTTTAGCCCCACCTTTCAATACCCCCTTTGTTATGGGTTTAGTCAACTGGCTTGTTAACATCATTGGACCCATGATCTTACCCGTCTTAGCACTATTCTTAACTCTGGTGTAACCCCCTTGAGGGTTAACCTTCATCTTAGAGCCATTCTTACCGGCTACTATAGAGCCTAGTCCACCAACAAAGGCAGAACTTCCCGTCATACCCCTTAGTGCTAATCTGTATTCTAATAATTCAGTTTTAGCATTTCTCCAACCTCGAGTTAGCCTAGAGGTACCTATTACCATTGCCAATGTACCTTTTCCTGATACTAATGCTAAAGTCTTTACCGCAGCGGTTACAGCCCAGAGGGTTGTTTTAATTGCTAACCAGCCAGCTCCGAATCGTATTAAGAAAGCCCCAATATCTGAGTTAGCAAACCAAGCAAAGCCCTTTACTACTTTTGTCAATACTGATAGTATATCTTTTAGTGCTGGTGTTACGGCCTCTGTGAAAGCTATTCTAAAGTTTTCTGCTTCATTAGCTAATATCAACATGTGGCCTTGTAGCGTACCTAAGAAAGCTGCAGATTTTCTATCCACATCTCCAGTAGAGTTCTCAATAGCGTTCAGCTTACTATTATACCTATCTAGGTTTTGTATTAGGGCATCTGCAGCTCTAACACCCCGCTTACCAAATAGCGCTGTCATAACATTAAGCCTATCAGAAGATCCCAGTCCAGAGGTCTGTTGCTTGAACTGTAGCATAATAGAATTGATATCCTTAAGGTTACCCTTAGCATCAACGAATGAAGATGGATCTAACCCCATCATGCTCAATGCAGTTTTCTGTCTCTTTGTAGAGAACTTACCAACTGATTTAGATAAATATTGCAACATGTTCTGTAGAGAGGTACCCGCCATAGACCCCTGGATTCCTGAATCTCCCATTACTCCGATAGCGGCAGCAATTTCAGGGAGCTTATAACCAAGCATGCTAGCAGATGCCGCTACATACTTAATGGAAGCTCCCATGTCTCCCATATTAACGTTACTACTAGTTGTAGCAACGGATAATTGGTCAGCTACTTCGGAAGCCCTAGAAGCTTCCAGATTGAAAGCCCTCATTACATTGGTGGCAATATCAGCTGTACCTCCTTTACCACCAAACTGCCACATAGTTGCCTGAGCTAATTTAGAGAAAGGACCTGTGTTAGCCAGGATTTCCCCGGCATCCTGTCCCGCCATTGCCATGTACCGCATACCATCAGCTATCTCTCTAGTACTGTAGATAGTTTCAACAGCTGATTTCTTGGCCATATCTTTTAACTGTTCAAAATGCCCTCCCGTCTTATCCGCTAAAAGGCCCACGAAAGTCATAGTGTAGTCAAATTCTGCTCCAACCTTTGTCCATTGGTACATAGCACCTAGGCCAATAGCCCCCATCGTAGCATATCCCGCAGCAGCATCTCTTGCTGACCTTGTGGTTGCTCTAGATTGGAGTTCCATTTCCTTACGCATGTTCTTAGCATTCGTATTAATACGTCTAGCGGGACCAGAAAATTGGTCCCGTAAGAACATAGTAACGCCAACACTAAGGCCACCTCCGCCTATTCCATATACAGCCATATTACTTTTATATTATAAATTGTTAAATTGCTTTTCTTTTTCCTCATCATGGATTTTACAGATATCCAGAAAGATTTTTCTTTTATTGATGGTCAATCGTAGATATTCGTCCCATGTAAACCCCAACTTATGTTGACATAGGACGAAATAATCTACTTCTAAAGATCTTCCATGGGGTAGAAAAAATCTACTAAATTCATAAGGTCAACGTATGATTCTACGCCATCACTCTCTGGGTGTGTAACATTTGATAGTAAATGTGAAGGTTTATCACTCGTCTCTATTCTAGATCTAATCTCCATCATTTCTCTTGCAGAGAATTTCTGAAAGTTTTCTACTATCATCCATTCATTTGGACCTTCAACGAATAATTCTAAGAATCTTGATTTAATTTCTGAGTTCTTAGAAGCTTTGTCTTTTGTTAATGTGGTAAGGTATTTCTCACTCTTACCATTACTCATAATGTATCTAAGTAATTTACCCGATTTAGTTTGAAACTCTATAGGTTTATATGGATCTACTAAATATGGTGGAATTCGGGTTTCCTTGTAATCATCATCACCTTCTGTTGGGAATTCTTTAGAATAGTCCCAGATGTAATCCTCTAGATCATCCGTATATTTGTCTGGGGTCTTTCTATCCGCCCACTGGTATTCAAAATTGATCAGATGCCCTAGAGAAAATATTCTACTAGTTACGGTTATCACCAGCCTATCTCGTTGAGGCATTTCTTCTACTTCTTCTTCAGTGGGTTTACCCCTGAACTTACTATGACTGATTATGATTGATCTTAAGAACATATCATAAGACTTCCCCGCCTCTACAGAGGACATATTAGAAAGGATCTCATCATCTTCTCCGTTTTGTTCTCTAATGGTTACCTCATGTCCTGATGGTAATTTGAATGTTAAAAGCTTACCATGTAGCTTCTCTTGCTTTACTAAATCCATTTTCTTTCTTTTTAATTGGTTAATATTAATTACTATATCGGCTAATCCCGAAACCCAGATATCTTCAAAAAGAGGCACCCGAAAGTGCCTCTAATTTTTAAAAGAAAAAACTGGATTTAAAGAAGAACCAAAACGTTATATTTTCTCTACTCTATTCGTTTGAAGTTCTATTGATTCAATTGAATTGTCTGAAGACATACGGTCTAATTTCTGACCATTGATTTTAGAAGGCCAAACCTCATGAAGGATCCATGTATTGATTACAGTAGCTCCATCTTCTGCTAGTTCTGTTATTACTAGAGTTTTCCAGTAAGCCGCTGGAGGTAACCCCC